GCTGTTGTTAACTCAATTTCAGGTGTTAAAGCCGTATCAATTACTTCTCCATCTTATGATATCTCAAACGATGTTATCGTGGTCAATCCTTCTGAGAAACCATTCATCCTAGATATTGTAAATGACATTACTATTAGTAAGGTAGATTAATGAGTACTAGAGAAAAGGAAAAACAAAGGTTAAGACAGTATCTTAACCCAGCCGTAAGAGGTCCAAATACAGATAAAGTATTAGATGCTTTAGCTGGCGGTCCTCAGTATCTTATAGAAAACGTAGAAGCGGTAAATGACCAGCTTTATATTGTAACGGCTGATGGTCAATATCTTGACCAATTATTAGCTGGTAGAAATATTACCAGACCTGATAATGTTGGTTTATCCGATGAAGTATTTAGAGAATTAGGTATTGAAGTTTCTACTAGAAAACAAGTTAGAGATTTAGTACACGAAATTCTTAGAATTATGTATGGTGAAGAATTTGTTAGAGCATCAGTACGTTCTGATGAGTTTGAAACATATACTCTTGAAGATGGCGATACTTTAATTATTTCTTTTGATGACAAATCTCCTGTTGAAGTAACATTTAATTCAGGTCAATTTACAAACATAAGTGCTGCTACTGCTCAAGAAGTAGCTGATGCTATTACTAAAGAAATTCGTAGACTAGGTAGAACTGGTGCTGCAATTGCAAAAGATGATGGTATTGGTGGATATGTAACATTAATTTCTGAAACAAACGGTCCTTCATCTTCTGTTAGAGTATTAGGTGGTAAAGCTCAAAATAAACTTAAATTTGCACAAATTAGACCTACAGGTGGTGTTGCTGCTACTCAATGGACTCTTTCACAAGAATCTGGTGGTGTAATCAGAGCCACTTGGTCAGGCGGTCCAGACCCTAAAACTGGTAAAGTTGAAAAAGGTGACTACGTTAACCTTTATGGTTCAGCATTTGATGAGGATAATCACGGTACTTTTACTGTAACTGCTGTAAATGGTGGTCTAGTAAATGAAGCATATATTGAGTGGGAAAACCCTGCTGGTGTTTCTGAAACAACTACCCAAGGTAGTGAAGAGGGGTTGTTGTTTTTCAATCCAATAAAATTAACTATAAATTCAAAAGTTACATGGGCTGGAGCATACCAGACTGAAAATAGACTATTAGAAGTATTCATGCCAGCTACTACAAGGGTTGTTAGGCGTGATAGAGCTGGAGCTGCTCACTTACATGATACTGGACCTTCCAGTGATGACCAATTAGGTCCATATGCATTCGATACTGCCAAGCCATATATAATTGGTGGTGAAGAGTGTAACACAAGTGAAGAAGTAAACTCTAACACTGATTTAATTATTAATGTTGATGATTCTTCAGATATTCCTGACGAACAGGGTCACCTAGTATTTGGATTTGGAACTTCAAAAGAAGAAGGACCAGTACCTTATATTTCCAGACCTTCAACAACTAGCTTAATGATTAACCCATCGTATTCTTTTAAGAATACACACGATGCTGGAACAAATATTTCACTAGTAGCACAAAATTTTACATATGACGTTGCTAGAGATGCAACGGATTTTCCATTCTACTTAACCGATGCTGTATCTGGTCGTATTTATGCTGAAGAGCTAATTAACCTGATAGCTGCTACTGGTATTAATGTAGTGATTACAATTTTATATCCAAACGATATTGGTCTTGCTAAATGGGGTACGGAATTTTCAGATAAATTCTATGTTTGGGGAGGAGACCCAGTATGAGTCAATCAGTAGTTTTAAAAGGAGCTGAGTGTAAAGTTTACATAGGTGGTAAACTATATGCTGAAGTTCAACAAATTTCATACACAATTGATTATGGTGAGCAAGAAATTTACGGTATTGATTCAATCTTTGCACAAGAGATTGCGACAACTCGTATTTCCGTTCAAGGAAGTGTTAGTGGAGTTAGGGTTAAGTTATCTGGTGGATTACAAGGTAAAGACGCTTTAACTAAAATTAATCAAAAATTATTTGCACCATATGTTTCTGTAGAGATTAGAGAAAGACAATCAGACACTAAACTGATTTTCATTCCACAATGTAAGGTTACAGCAGAAACTCTTCAGGTAGCTGCAAAAGGTGTTGTTAAACTTAATTTCTCATTCAAAGGTATTATTCCGTATAATCCATTGGATATGAATTAAGGTCTTCAAGCATTCCTTTACTTTTATTATCAGCATACACCATTGGTATGACAAATAGTAACCAAGGTACTGCGAATAATCCTATCATAATTAGTATTAAATCCATTACTTTCCTAAAACGTATGTTACTACGAAGTTAATTAGTAAACATGCAAACCAATATACAGCTAATCCCCAGCTTTTAGACTGACAGTAGGAAAATATAGCTCCTACTTGCATTAGCATCATTATGTTGACAAACATGTGTTGTTTCATTTATTCTCCCACCACCAATTTTCTTTTTCCATATCTTTCATATACAAGCTTACCACACTAGCGGCTTCTTCACAAGTATGCATTTCAGATACCATCCAAGTAACGTATCCCCAAGTTGTATAGGGGCTTCTTTTACTTAATTCGTTAGGCTGGTCAGTAAGGTGTGTAAGTATGAGGCTAATAATGCCATCGTCATCATTATACCAAGCAATAAGTGTCCTATCATTGAAAGTATACTCCTCAAGAAGCTTCCATCCATCTTGTTCATCAATCGGATTATTAAAGTCCATATTTTACGCATCTCCTAAGTCTGCTTTACAATCTGGGCAGTACCAGTACTTCAAATTATGACTTATTATCACTTTTTTCTTCTTTTTATGAGCACATGTTACTTTTTTGGGTAACGGAGGTGGCTCATCTTTCTCTTCAGGATAGTCTAAGTCCTCGTTATCAGGGTATTTTACCTGATTATAGTAAGCAAAATCAGTAAGTTCCAGCTCATCGTCACTATCTTCCTTCAGCATTTCTTCAAATTGCCTTAGAAGTTCTTGTTCTTCTTCTTTTGTTAGAGTACGAGACATTTCTTAGCACCTGCCGTTTCTTTGCAAGCCCTTTGAGCCATCTTCATATCTTGGACCCTACGAAGTTTAGAATAAGGAGGTTTATTGTAATCATAAGGCTCTCTAACATCAGAAGTCCAAATATTATCAGTTTCGTACTGGTCATCGGTCAACATGTCGATATAAATCTCAGTATCGTCAGGATAATCAGCCAACATTTGAATTAATTCTTGTTTAGTCATTGATATCTCCTAAATCAGCTCCACAATTCTTACAAGCATAGAATTTCAATGAGTTACTGACTATATTTTTGTATTTATCAGGATTATCACAACAACCTTCGGGCTTGCTGTCTCCATAAAATTTATTTGCATTATCAAACCCTCTTTCACGAAGTTGTTTGTGATATAGAGCTTGGTCTCGAATGAATTTAGTAGGGTATTTTTGAGCATTTTGAGGTTCTTCTACAACATCCCCAATTGGGTCTCCTGTAGGTAGAGAATCACGGTCTCCCCAAGACTCTTCTTGGTCAGCACCAACTAATTCAGCTAAACCTTTAAAATTATTGGGATTTATTTGCTGTACTAAGTCTACAACACCCATAGGTCTCATAAACTGACTAACCCTAACATTATATTGTTGATTAGTTTCGTCTTTTTCAATTTCAAATTTCATATCGTCCATTTTATTCTCCTTTGTATGGGCGGTTAGGCTTTGGTGATTGACAGGACTCGAACCTGCGACCTATGGGCTTTTTTAAGTACTTTAAGCTGTCATCCACCCACTGTTCTACCAACTGAACTACAACCACCAAAGCCGCCACATATTCATAATACCAGATTCCCAGTAAAAAGCAACAAAAAAGACAATCTTTAACGTAAGTTCACAATAATGACAATCTTTAAGATATCCCCTCACCTAACTCCCAATAAATTCAGACACATTATGGTATTATAGGGTATGCATAGTAGGAAACAAATATGGCAGTAAAACGCTCCCAAAATTGGATTAATCAGCAAAGGGTAGATGTACCGCATTTACGCTCGATTGAATCCGCAGTACGCAATGATTTCGATGAGTTACTGACTTCACTAATTACAGGTGAAGAGCAATCATATGTAATCCGTGGTATGAAAATTGAGATGGCTGGCTCTATTGGGGCTTCTGCTAACGGTCTTCAATTAATTGTTGAAGATTCTTCTGTTCTACACGGTAATTCTAACGAAGCTGGAACATTCTTTAATATCCCAACTGGTACGGCAAATCAAGTACTTAGTGCCACTACCAACACAAGGGTAGATGGAGCCTTTACTCCAGCAGCATTAAACTATGTATCAATCGAATTTACAAGACAAGTTGACGATGCTACTACTTCTCAACTATATCTTTGGAATCCAACAACCAAAAACGAAATTACGAAAACTCTGCCTTTGGCAGAGGTTTTCGACTATAAAATTGTAATCTCATCTTCTATCTACGCTTCTAACGTGTTGCCTATTGCAATCGTTGAGACTGACGCTTCAAACAACGTCCTTAGCGTTCAAGATAGACGACCTAGACTGTTTGGAACTGGTACTGCTGGTTCGACTACACCTGACCCATTTCACGAGTACGATTGGGCTGAGGGGCGTACACCAAACTTCTGGGAGTCTTCTAGTTCTTCTGTTTCTCCATTTGAAGGTGGTGATAAGCAGATTGATACCTTTAAAGATAATGACTTAGCGATTAAGACTGAAATCAAACTAATGAAAGGTACTCAGTACTGGTCTTCACCAAATATTGGTGGTTCTATTGCTGGATTAAGATACGACCTTGGAAATACAATTATGACAGGTCGTGGTGCTATTTCTCACGATGCTGGTGATGCTGGTCGAATTAATTGGGATGAAGATATATTCCTAACGGTACTTTCTACCAGACTAAAATATAAATTAGAAGCGAACGCTGCTACTGATGATGTCGATTTAGATGACAAGCAAGTAGCCTATATTAAGATTGTAAGAAATCAAGAAATTATCCCTCAACTTATTTTTACAAACGGTTCTGCTGTAATCACTTCTGTTGGAGCAATTGCTTGGACTGCTGATTTAGAAGCTGGGGATTTTGTTAAGGTAGCTGCTGAAGAAGATTTTGCATACTACCAAATTGATTCTATTGATTCTGCCTCTCAAGTTACATTAACTGAGAACTTCGGTGGAACATCTACTGGTATTAACGGTGCTGACGCTAAATATGCGTGGGGTAATTATAGAACTGACGCTGCTCCAAGTACTGATAGACATATTAAAGTGGCTAATCTTGAAGATATGCCTTTTGATGCAGATACATTCTGGCTATTCTTTAGAGATGATAACGCTGGTATTTCCAGAATTTATGTTAGATTTTTAAATGCCGAACTTAAGCAAGGTGAAGTAATCATAATTGCTGACCAAGTACCTGCTGCTGTTCTAGCTTACATGGGTTCTGCTTCTGACGTTGATGCTGACCCGAACTATAACACATTAGCTACTGGTACTAAAACTGGTACTGAAAATTATAATTCTGTTCAAGGTGAAAACCTTACTATAAGAAATTCTAAGCTTACATCCATGATGGCTGATAAAGCTCAAGATAAAACTATTCAATTAGTTTCTGACCATACAAGTGTTGCAAACACAACTAACGCTGCTGCTCAAGAAATTACAATGGCTGGTGGAAGTGGAACTGCAACGGTTATTATGCCAAGTTCTGCAAACAATGGAACTATTGGAACTGGTGGGACATTAAGCTTAAATGCCAATCAAGCTGCTTACTATCAAGTTGATAGAAATGCAGTATTTAACTTAGCTGACTTATCAGCCTTAACTGTAGCTGACATTGATTCTGTTCCACATGATGAAAATACATTTATTTTTGCATACAGACTAGCAGATACTACTGTTTATTTATGGAACGGTGATGTTCTATTGACAGGCTCTTCAATTGCTCTATCTGTTCTTAGAGGATATGTCCAACAAAATAAAACTGTAAAACTTGTTAAGGGTGGTACTTGGTCTTGGGACTTAGAAACTGACACTCTTAAAAATAGTGCTGCTGGATATATTCAAGTAGGCGGCTTAGCTGAAAATGTTAACGAAATTGCAGCTCAATCAATTGTTTTAGATGCTGACGGTAAATGTGCTTACGCAACATTAAAAAGAACTGCTGGTGCTTCAACATTAACTGTAAGTGTAGCTGATATTGCTGCTGTTCCACAAGATGACCATACATTTATTATCGCTAGAAGAACTGGTGACGATGTTATAGTTGGTACGTCTTCTTTTGCTCTTAAAGATAGAGAATTTTTAGAGCTTGACGGTTCTTTAGCTGAAATTAATAGATATCATGGGCAATTAGCTTTATCTCCTGATGCTCCTGTAAGTACTAGGGTAGCTATTTCTGGTTCTGATATTGCAAAACTAAGTGGGTCTCAATTAAGTCTTGAACAAAAGAACTTACTATTAGCCTTTGATGGTGCTGTAATTGATTTTGAAACTGGTGAAGTTTTCGAGTCTGACGGTGTTACACCATTTTTAGGTGGAGCTAATGATTTTACACCATTTGTAATTGGTGCGAATGAATATTTTTACTACTCTGTGTCTGTATTACCAAATACTGCAAATGCAGATAATACTATATCTGGACAAATTTTAGTAATTCCAGCTACAAACTCTCATGCTGTTTTAGCAAGTGCTCCAAAAGCACCATTTCCAGGTTCTGGACTAAAACTAGCAAACATTTATGTACAAGAGGATGGAGCTGCTGGAATCTTAGATATTGATTATGCCAATATTATCCAACTTGGTGTTGGTGGTGGTTCAGGTGGTTCAGGTAATGCAAATGCTGACCTTACTAGATATCAAGATAGATTAAACTTAGCACCTTTTGATTATGCTAATACTAATATTGCTGAAATTGACGAAAGTGACCAATTAGATGGAGCTTCAACTGCAACATTTGATATTCCTACTGGAAGTTTCAAATTTGCTGATAGTACAGCTCAAGTTTTACAATCAATTCAACAACTTGATAGTGAATTTTTACTACCTGTTGATGAAAACGATAACCCACTTGACCCTACAGATTTAACTACTGTTGAATTATATTCAATTTGGAATTTAGATTCTATTGATTCTGCTGCAACATATGAAGTTACTCGTGATGGTGTTAACTGGCAGACAGTATCTTCAACTAGAATTGGTAAATCTGACGCTTATAGAGCTTTACATACATTTACTGATGAGCCTTCAAACGCTTTTAATCAAGAATATGCCGTAAGTGAAGCGACTGACGTAAAAGACTTTGATGATGCTTCTATTAAAGAAATATCTCAAAAATTTACTGTAGCTGATACAACTGTATTTAAAAACGTAATCTTATATATAAACAAAGCAACAGCGAGTGCTACTGGGAGATTTTGTGTTGAAATTGTTAAAGATGATTCAGGTGCTCCGAGCCAAGACCCTAACGATGTCGTATGGACTTCAGCAGGTCAAAATGTGGATGACCTTGCGGTGGGAAATAATGTCGTTAATATTACTGGACAATTTGTAGTAAGAGGCGATACTGCTGATTATCACATGATTGTTAAGCCTGACGATGCTTATAGAGCAGGTTATACGTCTAATAATGCCGATAAAATATCTTGGAGAATGGATAACACTTCAGGACCAACACCAAATCTTAGAACTAGCGATGGTTCAACTTGGTCTGCTGAAATTACTGATGAAACAGCAGTTTATAGACTTGAAGGGCGTGTTTTAGACTTAAGAGTTAGAATTACATCTTCTGCTACGGCTGACGATAAATTCCTAAGTTCTTATGGTATTTTCTATGCTTATGAAGATGGTGTTCAATTTACGAAGCCAGTATTTTTAGAAAACTTTAGATTTGATGGTACTGTTGATAATGACCATGAATTTACATTAACTAACTTTTTACCTGATTCAAGACTTTTAATGTGTTTCGCACTAGGAACTGGTCAAACATTTGTATATGGTGACTTTGTTCTTGATGGGCACAAAGTAATATTCCCAGAAAATACATTTAATGTAACCGGGACTGTAGAATTAAGATTCTTCCAAAACCAAGCCGTTGATGGATTAGCTTCAAACGTAGCTGATGCTCTATTAACTGCAAGTCATTTAGGCTCAACTGATGCGTCAATAGACAAGTCAATCGCAGGGCGTGGTATTATACTAAGGAATAGTGACGGAGATTTAGTTGAAATGGGATTGGATGAAAATAACAATTGGACTTGGACAGTATTGTAGGATAATAGATGGCAGCATATAAAAAACTAAATTCAGGATATTTACCGTTTGTTCAAAAAGAGGCAGTAACATCTCCTTATACGGATATTCAAAATAGAGCTAAACTCGATGCTTCTTTGAAGTGTATTATGGGTAATGAGCGTATTAATGTAAATTCACTAAATTTACTTCCAAAGGAATTTGGACCTAATGGTGAAAAAGTATATGAGCCAGATAGTGGTGATAAAAGAGTTAGAATAGTTGGAGACCATCAAGCTGCATTCAGTACAAGTGGTATGTATTTTAACTTACTAAATAATGGATATGTTGAAGTAACATTCTATGGTACTGGGCTAAATATGCTGCACAGAACACATGCATCAACTATAGTTATAGATGCTATAGTAGACGGTGTTTCTATTGGAACGATTTTTAATAGTACTGGGGCTTCTTCTATTTTAAATGCAAGAAACTATTCTCCAAACCAAGTCACTCAAATAACTAGCGGTCTAACTCTTGGATGGCATACTGTAAAGATTGTAAGAAATAACGATACCCCAAGTATTAAGGGTTTTGATATTGTTAATGAAGCTTCTCAAATTACAGTAAAATCTGGTAAGGCTCATGGTAATGGATATGAATATCTATTAGATGCTGACCAATTGATTGATTATAATTTAGGTTTTGATAATATTGCTGACATTGATTTAGGAACTAGAGGTGGACGTTCAATTGTTTATCTTGACCCTTCTGATGGAAGTTTAAAGAAAAGAACTACTCAAGTAGATGCTGCTGAGTCAACTAAAAATGAATATATTACAAACGGAACTTTTGATGTTGACGTTTCAGATTGGACCAAAGTTGAAGGTTCTGGTTCTGGAACAATGCAACATACAGCCGTTGACGGTGGTAGGCTTGAAGTAATTATGCCTCCAGCGACTAGGGTAGGTGCTAAAACCACACTATCTGGGTTAACAGTAGGTCAAGGGTATGAATTAACATTTGATGCATATCTAACTTCTGGTGCTGGTACGATGTGGCATTGTATTGCTGAAAATATTACCGATGTTGCAAATAACAATGTAAATACTGGAGTGATAAACGAAGGTTCAATAGGGGTTGCTAGTAAAGGGATGAGAATTTACTTTACAGCCACACAAACAACTTTAGAACTAGCTTTTTCTACAAACAGCTCAAGTACTACTGCAAATTGGGATAATGTTTCCGTTAAGGAATCTAGTGTTCTTACTTTAGCTAGTACAGACCATTCTAACGAAGTTCCTTATAGAATTATTAACTTCCAAGAATTTGGTAGAATTAGAGGTGATGACTTTAGTACGCTTACTGGTAGTGGAACCGATAGGGTTTTTACTCTTGACGACGGAACAACTACATTGTTAGGAAACGATGTTAGAGGTATTTCTTATGGTGGTCATGAATATGGTTTAAGCTCAGATTCTAGCGATGATTGGTGGGTATTGACTTTTGTAGGAACTGGACTTGATTTAGATTTAGCAAAAGATGTAACTACAAGAGAAGTTGAATTTTTTGTTGACGGTACTCCTGTTGGAATTGTTGACCCATCTCCTGATGGAACTAGAAGAATTTTTAAAGTTTGTTCAGGATTACCTTATGGAACACACACTGTAAAATTTAGAGGACAAACTAGTGCTTTATCAATACCTTTAGTTTATAGGTTTATCGCTTATCAACCAAAGAAACCAACACTTCCTGAAGGAGCGATTGAATTAGTTGATTATAATATTATGGCTGATTACAGACTAGGAACTTCTGGTTTAGAAACTATCGCAAACGGTACTTTAAGAAAATACCCTACTAGAGAAATGACATATAGTGACGGTACTTGGGGTGGAGATTTTCTTGGAGGTAGTGCTGTTTTAAATTATATTGGTGGAGTTCAAATATTTGACGCAGCATCTAGTGATGGAGAAATGACGTACACATTCTTCGGAACTGGTTTTGAATTAAGGCATAAAGCTTGGTCTTCATATAATGCTAATATTAAGATGAAAATTAACGGTGTTGATTTGACTGCTGCTAATTTCCCTGGGGTTACTTTTCAGGAATATGGATATGATAATGGATACGATGACGCAAACGGTACTTTAGATATGAGAAGTAGCTCCAATACAAACGGAGCTGGTTTTAGTGTTACTGGATTGCCTTTAGGTGAATATACTTTTTCAATGGATAAAAACGGCTCTTCAGCTACCTTTTCTATTGAAGCGTTTGATATTGTTACACCAATACATACACCACACGTTACTTTTGGTTCAAGGTCATTAAAAGACTGTAGAAATTTTGATTCTTTAAAAGATATTAACAAAACACCTAAAAACCATATAACTTCAGGTAGTTTTAACCTAGCTACTGCTGAAACTTTAAAAAGTAAAGGTATTACTCAAGTATATCCACAATCTTTAGGTAACTATTATGTTTATTTTGAAGAGCCTTTTGTTGATGAGAATTGGGATTTAACTACTGCAATGCAAGGTAGAGCTTCTAGTCCAAGTACAAACTGGCTATTAGGAAATACAGATAGTATTACTAAAAGAAGAGACTATATGTATTTCGGTATTTTAGCTACTGCAAACGGTAATATTGTAGGTGTAACTGGTGCTGATACTAGATATATAAACATAAATGGTAAGGGTAAACTCGAAAAAGACGTGTTAGAGGAAGAATAATGAAGTACGAAGTATCATTAGAATTTACACATGATTTTGAAATTGATTGTAAAGGTCTATGTAAATGGGCTGAGACAACTTTAGGTCTTAAAATGTCTATGAAAACTGATGGGTGGATTATATTCTCTAAAGAAGGTGAATTAACACCTACTGAAGATGAAGATTATAAGTCTGACGAAGAAAAACAATTAAAGGAATATTATAATTCACTTGAAGAGTCTACTGAAGAAATATCTTTAGCAGCCCCTTCAAGATTAGAAGGACAAGCTTTATCTGATTGGATGATGGCTAAAAAAGCTGAAATTGCAGCTATTACAGATTATTCAACACTAACTGAAAGTCAAAAGAAATTATGGATGGGTCTACCATTAACTGATGAAGAAATGGATGGACTAGGGGC